TCTTCTGGTACAGAAATTGTAGGTGCTGGCGTTGCTTCGTTTAATCCACGCATTTCAGCTACCGACTCTGTAACTGAGATTGACATTGATCTTGATGCTACTGCTGGCACTTTTCATGTGTTTGAGCCAAATATTAGTGCAGCGATTGCAAGTAATAATTTGTACATGTGTGCAGGAGATGCTTGTGACACGGCTTTGACAGCTTTCCGTGCCACTCTTGAAATAGAATATTCTGTTTACTAGAGGGAGATTAACATGGCGGATGCTGTAACATCACAGACGCTTGTTGATGGTGAAAAAACTGCTGTATTGAAGTTCACCAATATTTCTGATGGCTCTGGAGAAAGCGCTGTTAAAAAAGTAGATGTATCTGCTTTATCTAACAACGCCATAGGCCAAGCTTGCGCTAGAGCGACTATAGAAAAGATTTGGTGGCAGTGTAATGGCATGAAGGTCAAAATTTTATTTGATGCTTCAACTGATGATTTTTGTATTGAGTTAGGTGAAAATCAAAGTGGTCATCACGATTACACCAGTTTTGGTGGTTTGACTAATCCAGCTAGTTCTGGTGTTACAGGTGACATCATGTTCACAACTGTAGGTCATTCTTCTGCTGATACATATACCATCATTATGCAAGTAAGAAAGAGCTATTAAAATGGCTCGTGCGAGGGATAAACAACCTCCTAAAACAAAAAAGTATTTCCGCTCCACTAAGTCTGGAGCGGGAATGACTAAAGCTGGTGTCGCTCGATATAGACGCGAAAATCCGGGTAGTAAGTTAAAAACTGCTGTTACTGGCAAAGTTAAAAAGGGTAGTAAAGCAGCAAAAAGGCGTAAATCATTTTGCGCTAGATCCGCTGGTCAGATGAAAAAATTTCCAAAGGCGGCAAAGAATCCAAATTCACGTTTGCGTCAGGCAAGGAGAAGGTGGAAATGTTAAGTGCTAACTTTGTAGCAGGAACGATCTTTGTTGCTTTTATAGGTGTATGTGTAACTGGTCTTACATGGATTTCTTCAACTCTTATTACAGTTGATAAGAACGTAGCTGTTATGGCGGCAAAAATTGATGCTAATAATGAAAAGATAGATCAGCTTCATGACATGATCAGACCCATGTGGGAAGATTTTACAGGGAGAACATATGATGGCAATCTCGCGCAGTTCAATCCCCAAACAAATTTCAAAACCTCCACAAAAGAAAAAATGGAGTTCTAAAAGAAAGCGTTCAATAAATTGTAAAAAACCTAGAGGATTTAGCGAGAGAGCGCACTGCGCTGGGAGAAAAAAGCGTGGCAAAAAGTAAAGATCCAAAAGTTGGCACGGGGAAAAAACCAAAAGGTAGTGGTAGGCGACTATACACAGATGAAAATCCGAAGGACACAGTTAGAATAAAGTTTGCAACTCCATCTGATGCTAGAGCCACTGTTGCAAAAGTTAAAAAGATAAATAAACCTTTTGCTAGAAAGATACAAATATTGACTGTTGGCGAACAAAGAGCGAAAGTTATGGGCAAAAATGAAGTGGTAAATATTTTTAAGAGGGGCAAAGAGTCTTTACGAAGGAGTAAAAAAAATGCCTAAAGACGCTTGTTACAGAAAGGTAAAAGCCCGATACAGGGTTTTCCCAAGCGCTTATGCTTCAGGCGCTATCGCAAAATGCAGGAAGGTTGGTGCCGCCAATTATGGAACTGGCGGCAAGAAGAAAAAAGCCAAGAAAAAAGCTCTTGGTGGTGCAGTTACAATGAATAATGGAGGGGCAGTTACAAGGGCAAAACGGCCTTCTAGCAATCCAAATGTTGCTAGAGGTTGCGGTGTTGTCATGAGTAACAAAAGAAAAGCAACTAAATACTCGTAGGAAAAAATGGAACCAATTTCGACTGCTCTGGCAGGATTCGCATTATTTAAAAGTGCAGTCGATGGCATTAAGAGTGTCATTGGAACGGCTAATGATGTATCTGAAATCGCTGGATATATTGATAACCTTTTTGAAGGCGAAAAGCAGGTTCAGCAAAAACGTAACAAAAAGTCTGGTGTAGGAGTAGGGGATCAATTTGGAGTCGGCAATGTTGCCAGAGAGATTATAGATGCTAAATTAGCTCAAGAGCAAATGCAGGAAATAGCTACTATGGTGGACATGCGTTTTGGTCATGGAACCTGGAGAAGTATAGTGGATGAGAGAGCAAAACGTATTCAGGAGGCCAGAGAGCAAGCTGCTATAGCCAGAAGGGAGCAAATGAGAAAAGCGCGAGAGACAGAAGAAAATGTAAAAACTGCGCTTTTAATTGTAGGGGTAATTATAGTTTCAGCAGGTTTGTTTTTTTTAATGATGATTTCTATTGCAAAAGGGGCAAGGTAATAGATGGCCGTGAGGAAAACCAAAAGTGGGTTGGCACTCAAGAGATGGTTTAAGGAAGACTGGAAGGACGTTTCCACGGGGAAACCGTGTGGGCGTCGCAAAGGTGAAAAACGGGGTACTCCATATTGCCGCCCCACCAAACGTATCTCTTCTAAGACCCCAAAAACCACCAAAGAAATGACAGCCGCTGAAAAGCGCAGTAGGGTATCGCAAAAAAAGAGGCTTGGGCAACCAGCAGGTAAACCAAGAAGGGTGAAGGCATTAAAGAGAAAGAAGAAATAAAAGACATTATTGAAAACTGGATAATGACAGATTTAAGTGTGGTAGATCCTGATTTGGGTTTTGCTCCTTGTCCTTATGCAAAAAAAGCATTTATAGATAAAAAACTGTTGGTTATTGAGTGTCTTGATAGAGAGGATTTGTGGAAAACTATATCAGGTCGATGCAAGAATTTTAGCGACAAACACTCTGTTATAATTTGTTTTGAAGAGGAGCCATCACAGACATATGAAGAAGTTGAAGCAGCTTGTATAGCCATGAATGAATGGTTTGCTTACAATAAAATGGATGTTTGGTTGCTTGCTTTTCAAACAAATTTTACGATGGTATTTATACAAAGACTGTCAGAATTAGATGATGCTAGTCAAAGGCTAGAAAAAATGGGATACTATAAAAACTATAATACAGAAGACTATGTTAATTTAATCTTAAACCGTAGATACAGGAGACATGAAAATGCCAGGTGCGAAAAAACAAGCTAGACGTATGCGTGGCGGTGGTGCAACAGCCCCTAAAAAAATGATGGGTGGCGGCGCAGCTAAAAAAGCCAGACGTATGCGTGGCGGTGGGAAAGTTGCCCCTAAAAAGATGATGGGCGGCGGTGCTACAAAAGCAGTATCTCCTCGTAAACGCATGGCTATGGGCATGATGCGTGGCGGTAAGGTCAAGAAATAATGGCTGTTTCTGGGTCAACTGATTTTGAGCTTGATGTAAGTGATTACATTGAAGAAGCTTTTGAGCGTTGTGGCTTGGAAGTCAAAACAGGTTATGACCTAAAAACCGCAAAACGTTCCTTGAATTTAATGTTCGCTGATTGGGCTAATCGTGGCTTGAATCAATGGACCATAACTCAAAGAACGCAAGCATTAACATCAGGAACATCAAGCTATAACCTTGATGCCGACGTTATAGATGTCTTGTCAATGGTGGTAAGGCGTAGTGGATCTGACTTATCCATGAGTCGAATAAGCAGGGACACTTATCTTTCCATTAATTCAAAAACTACTGAAGGTAGGCCATCTCAATTTTTTGTTGATAGGCAAATTACACCTGCAATAAAAATATGGCCTACTCCTGAAAACAGTACAGATGTACTGGTTTATGACTGTTTAACAAGGATTGATGACGCTGATACTTTTACCAATACGGTAGAGGTGCCTTTTCGTTTTTACCCGTGTTTAGCGGCTGGGTTGGCTTATTACCTTGCGATTAAAAAAGCCCCAGACAGAATACAGTTGTTAAAAACAATATATGATGAGGAGTTTGACAAGGCTCAAGCAGAAGATCGTGATAGAGCTTCGTTCAGTGTGAGTCCTAATCTGCAATTCTACAGGATAGCATAATGGGTAAATACGCTGTTGGAAAAGATGCTTATGGTATTTCTGACAGATCTGGTTTCCGATACAGATTGCGTGATATGCGTAAAGAATGGAACGGATTGCTTGTAGGAAAGGATGAGTACGAAGAAAAACATCCTCAAATACAACCTGTCCGCCGCGCCATAGATGCCGAGGCTTTAAGAGATCCTCGTCCAGATACTAATAACATAGTTAGTGTCACGGTTTCTTTTCCAGCATTTGATGTTGGGACATTGTTGTTTCAGCCTTTAATTCCTGCAATGCAAGGACAAGTTGGAACTGTTACTTTTGGCGGTAATGTGATTACGCCAACTAGCGCAACAATCACAGGTGTTACAGGAACAGGTTTAGTTGGTACCGTTACCGCTTCTGGAACAGGTGGCTTAACAATAGCTGCGACTTACACGATTACTGTCGTTAGTACAGCTTACGGTAATAAGTACGCGATAAATGGATCACAACAAGCTACTGTTAGTTTAACTGAAGGTAACACATTCCGATTTGATCAATCTGATAGTAGTAATTCTGGACATCCTTTAAGGTTTAGCACTACTTCAGACGGTACACATGGAGGTGGTTCACAATATACTACTGGCGTAACTACAAACGGCACACCAGGCTCTTCAGGAGCTTACACTCAAATAACCGTAGCCAGTGGCGCTCCTACGTTGTATTATTATTGCACCAACCATAGTGGCATGGGCGGACAGGCGAACACACCATGAGTTATACATATACAGAGTTAAAAAAGGCTATAAAAGATTTTACAGATAATCAGGAAACTGTTTTTGTCTCAAATTTAAGTGTTTTTATTAAAAATGCAGAAGAAAGACTTTTAAAAGAAGTTGATTTAGATTTTTTTCGTAAAAATGTTTCTGGAACAATGACTTCTTCAAATCAATTTTTAGCAGTTCCAACAGATTATTTAGCGTCTTTTAGTTTATCCATAGAAAATTCTAGTTCAAAAGAATTTTTATTATTTAAAGATGTTAATTTTTTACAAGAATTTAATCCTACAGGCGCAACTGGTGTTCCAAAATATTATGCCGTATATGATGTAAACAATTTTATACTTGCGCCCACCCCAAATGCAAACTTTGCGTCTGAGCTTCATTATTATTATAGGCCAGTTAGTCTTACAGCAAGCAAAGTTACTTTAACAGTGAGTAATGTTTCAGGAACTTTTGTTGCTAATGAAACCGTTACAGGTGGCACTAGCGGAGAAAGTACAACAATTAATTCAATAACTTCTGCTACGGCATTTGTGATAACTCTTCCTACGGGTGATTTTACTGTTGGAGAAACAGTTACAGGTGGCACGAGTGGCGCAACAGGAACCATTGCTTCACTTTCTGATGACACGACATTAACTTGGTTAAGTGAAAATGCACCTAATTCTATTTTGTACGCAAGTCTTATAGAGGCTTACACCTTTATGAAAGGTGAGACAGATATGCTTCAGCTTTATATTGCTAGATACGCAGAATCTATACAAAGATTACAAAATTACGCGCAAGGTATTGAAAACACAGACGCATATCGTGAAGGGTTAGTAAGGGCAAGCAAGACATGAAAATAGCCATTGTTGGGCTTGGTGGCAGCTACGCTGATTATATATCTGCGCGTATTGCCTCTCAAGAGTTTGATGAGGTGTGGGGTATAAATTGCATAGGTGCAATACTTCATGTTGATAGAACATTCATGATGGATCCTGTGTCTCGATTTATAGACACAGAAAACGCAGGATCCCAAACTGGTGTGGCGCGGGAATTTCTTGCAAAGAATGCAGCACCAATTTATTCCTGTATTGAGCATAAAGATTATCCATCCATAGAGCTATATCCATTAGAAAAAGTGGTGAAAGATACAGGCATTTGCTATTTTAACAATACAGTTGCATACGCTATTGCTTACGCTGTATGGAAAAAAGTTAAAAAAATTTGTTTGTATGGAATAGATTTTACATACAAAAATGTGAATATGGCTGAGTCAGGCAGAGCCTGTGTTGAATTTTGGTGCGCCACAGCCATAGCTAAGGGAATAAAAATAGAAGTGGCTCATCGGTCAGGTTTGCTGGATACAAATGTTCCAGATAACGAAAAGCTGTATGGTTATCACAGATTAGACGATCCTTTGATTCAAACAGTTCAAGAGGGTAATCTTTTAATTACAAAACAATCACAATTTGATCCTCCAGAGCCAGTTGATGGTGCTTTGGGGGAATCTGAACC